TATCTTTGCTGATGCCAAATCTATATGAAATCTCTGGTTTGTTACAGTGCCGTTTACTGCAAGCCAGCTATTTCCAAGTTGTGTACCCGTTAATGATTTAGCTGGGTCTGTTGCATAATAAGGCCAGTAATCTGTAGAGTATTTTGTAGTAGCCTTCACATAAGTGTCATTATGCGCTGGCGGATATTGTAAGGTATAATTTGCCATAATTACCTCCTAAGTCTTGTTCCATTCAATGTCTACCCAATCAATCAATACTGCATCTGCATCACATTCAGCATCATTTTCTACAACAAATTTACAGTGCCAAATCTCGCCTGCCACCATTAAGTGATTTGCCTGTGTTACGGTAACGGTCTTGATTTTTACATCACCGATTGTACCGTCTGAAGCTTCTGCATTATATAACTGGTAAGCTGCTGCTAAATCGGGATTGTGGGGTTCTGTTGTGGCAACGGAAGCTACCCTGATACCAAGCGAATGTGTCTTTGATGCTGCCGCACTTCTAAAACATACTGAAATATCTATATCTCCACCGTCATAATCGGCTGGTACTAAAAATTTTGGGAAGTCAAACCAATAAGTTTTAGCAGCTGATATATGTTGAGCATAACATTTTGCTGCTGTACCTGCTGTGTCAACCAAAGTAGCTGAGCTGCCATTGATGTTAAATCCACCTGCCATACAGACTATATGATTGGATTTTACTGCTGTCAGTTGTGCTGTAGTAGCTGCTCCGGTTACTGCTGCATAAGTCCTTTCATCAGTAATTTTTGCGTTGGCAACACTTGTTACGGTAGCTTCGACTAAAACCTGTGCAAGAGATATTTCGTATGTTGAAGCTGTTTGAGTTAATGCCGGTGCTGTTGGAGAGCCTGCCGGAGTTCCAGTTAAAACCTCAACCGATATTTTAAAATTTGTAACCGTGTCAAGCCTAAGAACAATGCGGTCAATTCTATCATTGTCGGGGTCTGCTGCTGCTAACGACTTTGTAAGATATGCTGTATTTTGATACCAGAAACCATTGATCCATGCTTCTCCCGTATTTACCCGCACAGCTAAAGCAACAGGGTCGGTTTCTACTACTTCAAGCTCGTTGTCAATGTCGGTAAACACACCGTTTGTAAATATTTTTTCTAAAACTTCAGCGAACTGGGGCTGGGTATATTCCGGTACAGAACCCTCGGGCCCACCGAAAAATCTGCTATATTCTGCCAATTTAATTCACCTCCAAATAAAAAAGGACTCTTTCAAGTCCTTTAATTGATATTAATTTTTAAATTTATTTATCTTCTAACTTCAGTCAGGAAGTTCTTATTTTTATATTCATTTATATTAATCAAATCAGGATAACTCTTTCCGAACACTAACTTGTTTTTTATCAAGTTTTTTGGAGTTATCTCAATTTCTGATTCTATTACCCGTAAATCTGCTGTAACAATATCCGGATAATCTACCGTTACGATATCACCTAAATAAAAGTCCTCACCGTAAGAAAACGGGCCCGTAGATAAATTCTCCATCTCGATGACTTTTTCCTCGCCAAGTTCTGCAAGCCGCTCATTTCCACGTTGCAACATTTTATCTGTAGCATCTAAATCCCTTGCGTCAATAAATATCTCACGCCTTGTCGTACCCGTATAAGAAGCAGCCAGATAAGTAATCTTGTCAACATCCCTTGCATTTGCATCACCTTGTCCACCGATATAAGCTACGTTTTTACTGTTTAAGGATGAATCACTGTAAGAAATTAACCTAATATTTCCAAATTTAGGTGAAAAAGAAACGACTGAATTTACACCATTGCCCCAGCTTCTATCAAGTCCCTCTATCGTCTGAAACACCATTTTTTTGTTAGTAGGGTCAAGAACTATTTCCCAGCCAAGACCAGAAGCCAAACAAATCTCCTCTAAAAGTTCTGATATTACCTGAAATCTTGCATCATACTTTATAGCTCCTCCACGTTCACCGTCAGGAGTTTCCAAAAACAACAAAGGGTAGTTTCTATCAGTGTCGGTTGCGTCCATGCAGTTTACATTAACATAATGGCGCATGGCTGTTTCTGCGTAAGTGGATTGGCTGTCGTAACCCGTACCGGAGTCTGTAACGTGCAAGGCTATTCGTTCCGATAGTAGCCCTCCTAAACTACGTCCCGTTATGGTGTAATCCTCAGATAATTTTCCCTTGTCATCAAGTTTTATTTCAACCGATTCAATTACTGCTGCCCTGTAATATCCTGCAACATATATAGCAAGTACATTTCCTTTAACAAGATAGACAGTATTGGCTTTATAACGATTAATTTCCAGTTTAAAACTTCCAGGTTTTCTATATTTAAAAGTCCATGATAGGTATTCGTAATCTTCTAAAACTCCAATTCTAGTCAAGGTGCTGTCAAATATTGTAATCAAGCTTGACAGTGGTAAAATATTACCTTGTTCTATTATAGTCTGACGAGCTTCTTTTAGTGTTTTTGCTGTTATACTTGCAAGTAATGTATCGGTAATTTCTGAGCCATTTCGCAAGGTATAAGTGTAACTCGTATCTGCTGTTAAACTGCCGTCCCTGTAAGTTCCTGAACCAGCACCAGAGCCGAACGTTGTTACTTTAGTGTCATCTCTAAATAATGATACGTTTGTACCGTAAGCAAAAGAATAGGTCAGGTCGATAGTAGCCGAATCTATAACCTGTTTCGATAATGTCCCCTCTGCCGGCAGTTCAGGAGTTCCAACAGTTGCAGAAGCCAAGAGTGTCGAGCCGATAGTTGCACCATTTCGTAAGGTGTAGACAAACACCGTGTCGGGTGCAAGCCCTGTATCATTGTATACGCCCGCACTAGTCCCAGAGCCAAAAGTGATGACTAAATCGCTATCCCTAAATAGCGAAACATCGCTGCCGTTTTGGTACGACCAGTTTAAATCAACCGCAGTAGGACTTACAACCGCCGCACTTAAAGTACCCGAAGTTGTTGGAGGTGGAGGTGGTGGTGGAGGCGGTGGAGGAGGAGGTGGTGGTGGTGAGCCAGCTTCTGTGCTGAATGAAGCCGAATCTAATGTCTGACCGTATATAGTTAAACTAAAATTATAAGATGTACCAGGAGATAAGCCATCAAAACTTTTAGTTCCCGAACCAGAACTTGAACCCTGAGAAACCACTGATCCATTTAGATATACCCGCCCGTTATCTACCGATGTTGGCACTCCCGAAAATGAATACCCAACAACTATATAATCCGTACTTCTTCTGTTTAATGATAATGAACCTGAAGCCATATCTTCCCCCAAATAAAAAAGCCCCTAAAAATTAGAGGCTTTTTTAGTTAAATTTTACTTATTTTATTATTTAGTGTGGCTAATTACCGTTGCCAATGTATCCGTTGCAGTAGTCAATTTAAATACCGAGTTAGGTTCTATATTGTCGAATCTTTTAACACCTGAGCCCGAACCAGAACCAACTAATTCATCATTTAGATATACTTGTCCATTGTCTACGGCTTTTGGCACTTTAGCAAAAGAGTAATAGACATTAACGCTGTCAGAATCTATTACTTTTACTTTTAGATTTCCGTAAGTGGACAAGTCCTGACTGCAACCTGCAATCGACAGAGCAAAAAACATCGCCAAAACTAAAACAGCAATTAATTTAAACCTTTTCATTCTTTACCACCTTTATCTTTTATGTTATATTTTTAATGATAAACCTTTTTAGGTTTACCACCGCCCCGATAGGAATAAGCTATCGGGGTTTTATATTTAAAAGCTTTTTAATGCTTTCCTCAGAAATAAACCATTTTCTTGCAACTTTAACGCCTTTTAATTTACCCTCTCTTAAAAATATACAAACTGTATTTTTATTAAGTTTTAAAATTTCTGCTACCTCATCAGTTGAGTAAAATTTTGAATTGTCTATTATAGTTATCATCAAAAGCAATTATAACTAATAGAAACTAATTGTCAAGTACTTTTTTAAACTCCAGAATACCTGTGATAATAATAAATCCTGCATTGTGCATTAGCACCTTCGGAAGTTACCGTATATTTGATAGTATTGCTGCCGGGTGCTAACTTCCAAAATGTGCTATCAGGGTCAACATATTCGAAAGCGTTCACATATTCACCGCCAGAAAGTATCAGTGCTGATTTTTCACCGAAAGCAGTATTTACAATTAAAATATCACCGTCATTTATGGTTTGAGTAATTATTATTTCCTCATCAGTTGTTTCGTTAGTAATTACAGGGTCGATTACTTCGCCGTAAAAATATATCATTATAGGAGTTTCGATATTGCCCGAATTTGCAACCTCTATTTCACTGCCGACAGTACCCAAGTTAAACGGAAAACTAAAAGGAAAACTAAATCCACCAGAAAAACCAACCATAATACTTTCTACCTGTGTCGGGTCGTACCAGAATGGATTAGGTGCAATCAGTTCAATTATTGCCTTGTTGTGATATTTTGATGTAACACTGCCGAATTGGATTGACTTTGTAATTACATCTATATCGTAAGTTGAGCCTGTAACCTGCTGTAGCCGGAGTTTACCCATTCCAAGACGTGAATTAAATATTCTGCTTATAATGAGGCGTCTGTCAAATACTTCCTGCTGGTTGTCGCCAAATAATGCTATCTCTAAAGTTATTATCTTTTTGGCAAATAAATTATCAATATAGGTTTCGCCGTCCTGATAAGGTGCTTTAGATGACTGTATTTCAACCTGTCCCTGTTCAAAACCGTCAAAGTTTAAAAGCAGATAGTTAGGTGGTGATATATTAAATTCCTCATCATCTGCATTGATAAAAGTTATATAATATGTCCTTGTTGGATTATCATAAATTGTTACGCTCATAATGAGGCCTCCAGTCCTGCAAGTCTTAAAGTATTCCTGGTCTGTCGTGCAACCTCTGAAGGTGTTAGGGGTTCAGGGGAGTTTACTGTAAGATTTACAATTATATCCTTGCTGCCCGTACCCTTGCCATTAGCTACTCCCCATATAGCCTCTGCTAAATTTCTCTGTTGTGAGGTATTTATAATCACTTCGTTTTCGTGTGCCATTATTGGTATTGCTGTGCCGCCCTGTGGTATTATCATGCCGGACGCGGCTGTGGGGATAGAGTCTACTATACCGCCACTACCATAGGCTTTGATAATGCCGCCCATTGCCATAGGATTTGCTGTATTGCCTGCCCCTGTGGTAATAAGTTCGATATATTTTTTAGTTATGTTAGGGATTGAATCCAGACTATTTTGTACCTGTTTTACTTTCGGTGCTACATCGGTTATATCTATTTCTAAGAGTCTTAACCTTGTAGCGGTAGTTAAGACAATATCCATTTCACCGGCATATTTGATAATGTCAGCAGAAGTTAAACCGAATTGAGAAGCTAAAGTCATAAACGCTTCAACACCTATTTGTCCTGTGTTTACATATTCCAAGCCTAATTCAATAGCTTTCTCTCTGGCTTCTTTCTGTTGTTCTGTAGTAGCACCTATTTGTGTTGAGAGTTCAAAACTGGTCTGTATGGCATTTATCATTGCTTCTTCTAAATTATTCTGTGCCTGTTGCGCTTCTTTTGAACCTTCCCCATATTCCTTAATTGCCTCCGCTGCTGCTTTTTCCGCTTCTTCTACAGCCCAGTTTGCCTCCTGAAAGTCGTTATAAGTGGTTATATGTCCAAATAAATCACCTATTAATTGATTAAAAGAACTCCTTAAATTATCAACTTCTTCTCTTTGTTCTTCAAGGGACTCTGTTGTTTCCTCAATTTCGGGTTTAATATCTTCTTGAGCTTTTTTTGCTTCCCTTAACTCTTTCTTTGTTAGTTCGTCAAAGTCATTTTTTAGTAAATTAACCGAACCCGACATATTTTCAATATCAACTCGACCGTTTTTAGTAGCTTCCCTTATTTCTTTAAGTCCTATTGTAAAACCTTCCTGGCTTAACGTACCGTCCTGTAATTTACTAATTAAATCTTCTACGGCAGCCGTTGCATTAGGTACTTCATCAGAGTAAAGTTTTACAAAAGTTTGTGCAGATTTATAGGCTTCTATGGAGTCATAAATTCCATTGGCTAAATCTTCTTCAGTCTTTTTGATTTCAGCTATCTTATCTTTTAATTTGCCCATCGTGAAAATATTTGCATGAGCAACTTCATCAGTTGTAAGTATCCCCTCTTTCCATGCCTTCCATATAGAGATATTATCAGTTATACCATCTTTGACAGCTACTAAAGGTGCTAAGACCTTAAGAAGCGTTGCACCAATTTGACCCCATACAGTATCTAAGGCTTCAAGTTTTCCTGAACCGACATCTACAATTCCGTTTAAAGCTACAAAGGCGGCAATAACGGCAGCAATGGGGTGTGTAAGTACAACTGCCCTAAGCTTGCCTAATGCTCCAGCCATAAGTAAAATTCCACCAACAGCAGCAGTCGCGGCCCCGCCAAGCTTGATGATTTCTGTAATGGCTTTCTTGTTTGTAGAGATATAATCAGATAATTTTTGAGTATATTTAGTAATAGATGGTATAAGCTCACTACCCAGCGCAATTACAACAGCATTGGCATTGTTTTTTAGCAGTTTTATTTGATATTCTAACGACTTTGACTGCTCGGCTAATGCTACGTCGGTTGCTCCTGCGGTGTTGTTAAAGTCCTTCATATAGCCAGTTAGTTCTTCATAACCTGCACCAAGCAAAGCATTAGCACCACGAACCCCACGAATTTCAGGAATTAATTCAATTAACTTTGTAATGCTTCCGCCCGTGGCTTCATTTAGGACTTTCATTGTTCCGGTAAGCCCTAAAGTCTTTAACATCATTTCACCGGATTCATAACCTGCATTTTTAATCATAGCAGCCATTTCTTCAGACGGCTTGATAATTCCGGTAAGCATTCTTGTCAGTGATACGCCTGCCTCTGAAGCACCAATTCCCTTTGTTGTCATATATGCGATAGCACCGCTTGCCTCCTCAAAGCTAAGATTAGCAGCATGAGCCATTCCAATCCAATCACCGACAGTTGAGGATAGTTCCTCAAAAGTAATAACACCTTTATCAACTGTTTTAAACATGGTATCGGAAACAGCAGTAGCCTTATCTGCTTCAAATCCGTAAGCATTTAATACAGCAGTTACACCTTTGGCACTTGTAGCAGTATCGGTCATACCTGCACTTGCAGCTTTTGCACTGGCTTCAAGAACTTTCAAACCATCAGCACCGGAAAAACCAGATGAGGCTATATCGTAAAGTCCGTCAGCCAATACTTTTGCGGATTGTGGCATTTTGGTAGATAAGGTAAGGACTGCATCAGCCTGCTTTTTAAATTGAGCTTCGGATAGGTTGCTGATAGAATTGACATTTCTCATCGAGGTTTCAAACTGTGCGGCTGTTTTTACGCTGGCTATACCAATAGCACCGATAGCACCCACCATAAGACCTCCAGCCATGACAAATTTAGTAGAATTATTTGTCAAGCGTTGTCCCATAGTAGTTATAGATTTGTCGGCAGCGGCTATTTTTGTTTGTGCCTTCATAAGTCCAGCGTCTAATTTTTGAGTATTTAGGCCTATTTCCGCCCAAATTGAACCCAATGATCCAAATCCCATTATTTCTTTTTCCTTACTGAATGTTTTGCCATTAAAGTTTTTAAATCATCTTTTTGTTTTGCATTACTTTGCCATTTCAAATAAACATAATGAGAGGTTTCATCAATACAAAACGCAATATAATCATCATTTATTTTTAGTATCTGGCTTAGTGGTCTTTGAGTCTGATTTGCCAGTATCGCCATTCGCAAGAAGTTCCTGGAACGAACGAAAGGGCTTTAATGCAGACACTCCAGCCTGCGAGTAGTTATAGATTGCGATTAACTGTATGCTGCTTAAATAATCCTTAACTTCCTCATATGTAGGTTCAACGAGAACAGCCTTTGCCACCGCATTTAACACTTTTCCGTACTGTTCGATATGACCTTCCTGCATATCTTTGCCCTCGTAAATGTCAGTAGCCTCAGATAACAGTTCATTGGGTATTTGTCCGTTTGCACACAACGATAGTATTGAGGGAGTTTTAAGCCGTGCCACAAAGGGACTGCCGTTAGGAAAATGGGGAAGCTCAACCACTTCCCCACCCGTTATGTCTTCTATTTTTGTTACTTCTAATTTTTTATCTTCCATATTTCACCTATGTTATAGAAGCTACTTCTTCATGTTCCCAGGCGGGTAGTATAGCGGACGGGTCAGAGCTGTTTTCTCTTGCCTCACAGGTATACTGTTCCGTCGAGAAAGCCTGCTGACCTAAATCTTTATTTCCGAGCCTTCCACGCTTGCAGAAATTAAAGGTATGTTTCACGTAACCGTCTGCTGTGGAATCGCTATCGGATTCTGTATAATTTGTTACCCATACCTCAAGTTTGAACGGATAAGGCATTTCGGTAGCGTCTTTTGGTACTTCCCACTTGCTGTCAGTTACAGTACCGCCGACTATTGCAGCTTTAAGGTCAGCCTCAACCGTTGCGATATCCATAGTCAGATTAACGCCCTTAAAGGTATCTTCTTCCTGTATCGAGGCTACAATAGCGTCCCCTCCCCTAAGGTCAGCCTGATTTCCGTCAACATATGCGGGTACGATATTGATTGTCTGGATTTTTGTACTTGTTATTGCACTTGCGCTGGGATCTGCTGCTCCTGTGTCAAGAAGCGGTGTTACTCTAATTTGTTTCACTCCATAAAGAACACTCATGATATTTCTCCTTTTCTTGCAAATAAAAAAGACACCCTAACGAGTGCCTTATATTTGATATTTAATTGTTTATATTAACTCTTAATGTCTGGCCATTGCATAATTGAAATACAAGGTTTTCATTAAGAGATTTCTTTCATCATCTTTGTAATCTGCTAGCGTCCTTTCATATTCAGGTATAAAATATCTCGGTGGACTATCATCGGTTGTAAGTATAACTCCGTCAAGTTTTTGTTTTACTTCCAATTCTAAGTTATCTGCTGCGATAAAAGAACTTGGAGGAATATAAATATATACTTCAAAATGTTTTTTAGAGCCTTTAAAGTTATTTACAACAGGACTTTCCTCACCCATTTTTACAACGCAGTAAGGTGTTGCTGTTCCGCTGGGTGCAAGAAATGGCTGATATATGCGGTTGCCAAAATCTGTGATAGTTTTAAGTTCGCTTATAATTGCTGCTCTCATGTTAGCTCTCCATGATCCTTTTTACGGCATTAAACCATTCGTCTTTGACTTTATTAATAGCTTCTTCTAAAATCTGATATTTCCTGTCGTGTGCCAATTCGAGGTACACCCCGTAATCTACACTATGGGCGACAAATATTTTCAGTATTGCCATAGTTTCCCAAAAACTGCCGCCGTTTAAACCTGCCCTTGCGTTGCCCGTTCTATCCTGCCAACGTTTATTTGTACGTGCATA